TGCTTCTTTTGGTTCCGGTATATAATTTGTTATTTTAGCCACTATAATAATCCTGTATCTGGATCGTCTCTATAACTGCTACTTACTCTAGATCCAATGTTTCCCCCTGATCTATCTGTTTGGATACTTTGAATACCTCCACCAAACTCACCTTCGGGACCACCATAAGTTGCTTGTCCATGGCCTAAATCAAAATTAGTTTGGATACCAGTCCCCGCTAAATCTTTTCTAGTCTTTAAATTTCTTTGATGCGCCGTTCTAATATTTCTCAATCTATTAGCTTCTTCCCATGCTTTTCTAGCTGCATTAATTTGAGCAACTCTTTGTTTATAAGCGTCGCCGGTAAGTTTTAAATTTCTAATTCTTTTATCAAATGTTTCTGGGGTCATTTGATGCGCAGTATAACCCGCCATAATATTTAATGGATTACCAGGATCATATGGATTCACTACTATTCTTCCAATATTATCTAAAGCAAATCCTTGTTGCCTTAAGGCCTTTTGCATAATTCCAGTTTCATTAACAGGCATCTGGTCGGTAGCAAACTGACCAAGAAAGTTCATTACAGAAAATTTAGATGCCTTATCGAGTATTCCAGCTAAACCTTTTTTCTCTTCAGGGAAATAATCTGTAGGATATCCATAGTCTCTAGTCGTACTCGCAAAATTTTGTGGATCAAGAGGTAGCTGAAGTGTAGCGGGATCGGGTCTATAAACAGTGTAGTTCTCACCACTTTGATCTAAAAAAATTTTCTTTAATGCGTCTGCATCTGAAGTAGGTGGATCAGGATCAGGGTCAGGAGAAGTTTGTGGGGGAGGAAACATACCACTATAGTCAGGGTAAGCTTCGTTCAAATAATCTACCACTCCTTGTGGTAATCCAAATGCTGTTGTATATGCCATTATCTTCTTCCGTCCGCTTGTGCGTCTAATCTTAATGTTCCATATCGCCAAGTTTCTCCTGTAGAGTCATTAGCAATATTTAATGAGACTAGTCTTCCTCTAGCTCGTGTATCTACTTTATCAGTAGTTGAAGTAACTGTAAAGGGTCCTAATGGAGAACTTACGGCTGTAGAATCTGGATAAGAATTGACATATAAAGTAATTTTAGCATTTCCAGATAAATATTTAAAGTCAGGCAAAAATCTTCTAACCGACATAAAGTATTCTCCATCTCCTCTAAAATCTGCAACGCCAGTCGATTGACCCATCATATTTTTTCTTGTGGTAATATCATAATCTCCAGATCTAATGTAAGCATTAATAGAAGTAGTACCTGAACTATTAACCTGATCAGTTCCTTCTTCTTGAGCATAATACATACTCGCTCCATATTTATTGGTAATTCCTAAAATATCTGGAAAAACCGGAGTAGCTGTAGAAGTATATTCTGTTGCATAAGGATTGGTAAATACTTGAGCATCTACCCATGTCGTTCTAGAAAGCGAACTAGTTGTCCATACATCCTCCCCATAATTATAAGTAACACATCTATCAACTTGAGTACTTCCGTTCTTAGGATAAAACCAATTTATTTCATTATATAAATTGTTATGACCTGCAGCCACGAGTTTACTGGATGAATACTGAATTCCTAAATTACTTCCACTACTATTAAAAACAAAATCTTCAACTAAACAAGGTAGATATTTAACCGTACCATCAAATTTAAAAAATCCACCTGCATCACCCATCCAATATACAGCTCCATCTGCTGCCACTGCCGCATGTTGACCCATACAACCACAGTTAGTTCCAACTAATTTAATACTAAATGTAAAAGGGGGACCAACAAACTGAGCTAAATAAGCTGCGGTATCAGTTAGAATTAAAAGATAGTCTTTACCTGTTACAGCTGCTCTAATTTCATTTCCATTATCTAATCTAAAAGTTCCTGCGGTGTTAGTCGCAGTCGGAGCATAAATATTTAAATCTTCTTGGTTAGAGAATCTAATAAACATAGGATCTTGTGTAGTGGGATCAGCAATAGTGGTTTCAGTTCCTAGATGAAATAAATGTCGATCTCTATCTGAAACTATAGTCATAATAGAAGCTGTTGGATTGTTGGTAGTTTCAAATCCACTAGTTGTTGTAGAGGCTCTATTGGCTCTAGGACTTGTCGCTCCCGCATCCCACGTATAAGTTTTTCCATTAAGTATTGTAGCAACTAAAACTTGACCGTAGTTATCCAGACTCCAGTTTCCTGGATCCAGAACCACTGCGCTTGATGCGCTAGCTGTTCCCCATGTTGACGATCCGTATGTAGAAGTTCCCCATCCATAACCAAATGTCTGAGTAGTGGGTCCAACTGTTATATAGGGAGTAAGAGTAGCTGCACCTACAGCAGTCATCCCCGCTCCACCTTCATTACTAGATGCCTGTACTTCTAACCAATCACCTCCAGAATCTACAGTTATAATTTCGTAAGTTTGTTGTAAATCAGATGCGGTATAAGTAGAAGCACCTGTAACTGTTACGGCTGTTACAACAATATATTCTCCTTGGGTTAAACCATGAGAAGCTTTATTAAATCGAACGACATTGGAACCATTTGTAGTTGTAATTGTAAATCCTGTAATTGCGCTATCTAATGGAGTAATGTCAAACCACGCATCTCCATAAAAAAGAAATAAACCTTTACTTGTTCCAACTGCTGTATATTTTTCTCCAGCTAAACTAGTAAAAGCATGTTGAGCTCTTGCGGGCCCTGGTAAAGTCTCTTGTGCGGAGGTTAATTGATTCCACCCACCTATTTTTTCTGGTAATCCATATCTAAATCTAACAAAATCTCCATCTGTCCATTGACCTTCGGCCCCTGATTCTGTGGCTTGTTTGTTAAATCCAGGCTTGAAATTTAATTTCTGTAGCATAATATACCTTATATATTACTTATGAAAAAGAAGAAAGTCCAAATATAAATGATATCTGAAAAATTGGAAGAGGGAATAATAGTATTAGATAGCTTTATAGATCCTAATTTATGTCTTATATTTAAAGAATATGCTGATAAAATGTGTACAGAAAAAAGAAGCACATTAGGGAATGCTGGACATAACTTTAGAGATGTAAGGGGATATTGTTTAGGATCTACTCTTGTATCAGATAAAATACTTTTTCAAAATGTTCATAATGAAATAAATAAAGCTTATTTTCATTACAAAATAAAGTTTCCTCGAATTGAAACTACACGACTTAGTCAGGTAGAATTTTTAAAGTATGAAAAAGATCAAAAATATGATTATCATGTAGATGGCTTTGGAGAAAAAATTCCTAGAACTCTTAGTTTAATATTAAATTTAAATGAAGGCTATAAAGGAGGAGATTTAGTATTTGCATATCAAAATTTAAAAGAAGAAATGAAAAGAGTTAAATTAAAAAAAGGAAGTATTGTTATGTTTCCCTCTAATTATTTGTATCCTCATCGAATAGAACCTATAATTGAAGGAACTAGATATAGTATTGTATCATGGCTGTCATAAGAAAAGATTTTAATTATAAAAAAATTCCTAACTTCATGTCTGAAGAGGAGTTAAAAATATACCAAGAATATTGTTTAAATAAATTAAATTTTTTGGAAACAGCTTTTTCTACAGATGTTACAAGTCCTTACTCACCCTTTTGGTGTGAGGATTCTTTAATACAGGTTCTCTTACAACAAAAACTTCCTCTTGTGGAAAACGTTACAGGTTTAAAATTATTTAAAACTTATTGTTATTGGAGATATTATGGATTTGGTGCCACTCTATCTACTCATGCAGATAGACCGTCTTGTGAAATTACTGTTACCGTATGTATAAACAAAACAGACAACTGGCCTTTAATTATAGATGGAAAAGAAATTGAACTTGATATAGGTGATGGGTTAGTTTATTTAGGAGTTGAAGTACCCCATAGTAGACCAGAAATGTTTAGGGGAGATGGAATGGCACAATGTCTTTTACATTATGTAGATCAAAAAGGTCCATTTACTCACCATAAAGACGATAATTATTTTAAAACTACCGGGTTTCAAAAAC